GATTTCACAGGATTGCCAGCGGGCATCAATGAACTCGTGGTGCATTTCAACGGCGTGTCGTTGACGGGGACAGACCAGTTTCTTGTGCAGCTTGGCACTTCAAGCGGCGTTGAAACCGCATCGTATGTTTCTGCGGGCAATGCTCTCAATACCGTTGGTCTTGGAAACTTTCCCGCGACATCTGTGGCAGGGTTTGTAATCCCCGCAATCGGAATCGTTTGGGCGTTTAACGGACAACTGTTTATCCGCAGAATGAGCGGTAATACGTGGAATGCATCTCTCGGTGGCGCAGGGGCAACGATTAGCGGTCCTGTTGACTTTTCCGCTTATTATGGCGGCGGCATTAAAACTCTTGCGGCGGTACTTGATCGTGTTCGCCTTACCCGCACTGGAACCGACACGTTTGACGCGGGCTCTGTTAGCATTAGCTACAGATAAACGCATTCTACTGACTTATTATCATATTAAAGGAACGCTGCGGATGCAGATTCAGGAGTCAATTTCAACGTATGCAACCGCAGCGACTACGTATATTATCGCTATCGTGAGCATGTTTTTTGCAGGATTTATTTCTTACTACAGTCATATTGCGGCTGTGCTAGGTTTCCTGCTGTTGATCGCCCGTCTTGTGCAAGAAGTGCCGAAGGCGTGGAACGTTCTATTTAAGAAAGAAAAGAAAGATGACAACTAAGGGGCCAGCCTCAGAAGGCGTCCTTGGTGATCTGCATGTTAAGGTTGCCAAGGTGATGATTAATGCCTTGGATACAGTAATTGCGCAGCAAGAGAATCCACCGCATGATGAAAACGGTAACGATGTAGAAGTTATTATCAATCCTGCGCTGCTCTCTGTGGCTGTAAAATTTCTTGATGCAAATAAAATTACGTGTGCTCCGGAAGTTGGAAACACAATGTCTGAACTTGAACAGAAGCTTGCTGCTAAGGCAAAGAAGCGTCGTCAGGTTGGGAACGTTGTGCATCTAGAACCAGACACAGATTGATTTACAAGACGGCTGCTACGGTGGCCGTCTCAATAAATCAATTATAATGGAGGCCAGATGGCCGGTAGAGAGACAGAAGAACAAGCTCTCGAAAGATGGCAGAATCTTGAGCTTCTACAAAAACATTATGCCAAATTTGAAGACCTGTTGGTTGACGTTATCGAAGACTTTATGGGCTTTAAGTGCTCCGAGCTACAAATAGATATCGGAGAGTATCTTGCTAACGGTCCTCAGTACCGAATGATCCAAGCACAGCGTGGACAGGCTAAGACTACCATTACTGCTATTTATGCGGTGTGGCGTCTTATTCATGATCCGTCTACGCGTGTTCTTATTGTATCGTCTGGCTCTGATATGGCCGAAGAAATCTCTAACTGGATCATCCAGATCATTAATGGTATGGATGAGCTAGAGTGCATGCGTCCTGATCGGTCTGCTGGTGATAGAGCCAGTGTCGAGGCGTTTGATATTCACTACACTCTGAAGGGTCCTGAAAAGTCACCTTCTATCAGGTGCATCGGTATTACCTCAAACATGCAGGGCAAGCGTGCGGACCTGTTAATTGCTGACGATGTGGAAAGTTCTAAGAACAGCCAAACTCAGCATCAGCGTGCGCGCTTGCTACACCTTACTCTAGACTTTACCTCGATTTGTTCTACCGGAGATATTGTCTGGCTTGGTACACCGCAGAGTATTGATAGCGTGTACAATACGTTGCCGGGACGCGGGTACGATATTCGTATCTGGCCGGGTAGGTATCCTACTAAAGAAGAAGAAGTTTCATACGGGTCGTATCTGGCTCCGTTGATTAAACAGCGCCTCGCAAAGAATCCTACTCTCCGTACAGGAGGCGGGCCTACTGGCGAACGCGGCCAAGTCACCGATCAAGTGCTGCTTAATGAAGAGGCACTAAACAAGAAAGAGATCGACCAAGGCGCTGCTTACTTCCAATTACAGCACATGCTTAGTACTGCATTGTCTGATGCAGAGCGTTTCCCATTGAAGCTACTGAACCTTCGGGTTATGGCCTTTGACAGGGACGAAAAGCGTGCTCCCATGATTCTGAACTTTGCTCGTACTGATGAGCATAAGATTCAGCTTCCTACAGACCATCCCGTGCATAAAGAAAGCATATTCCGTGTCAGTAGTGCCGAAGATTTCGGTGCACTGAAAGGCGGGCATATGTACGTAGATCCGTCTGGTGGCGGTAAGAACGCGGATGAGCTTGCATACGCAATTACAGGCTTCCTTGCTGGACGTGTCTGGCTGTACGCCGTTGGCGGTATGCCTGGTGGATTTACAGAGAGGCAACTGAACTGGCTTACAGAAGTTGCTAAGCGCTGGAAGCCTCGTCATATCAGCATCGAAGAGAACTATGGTAAAGGCGCGTTCCGCGCTGTGTGGGAACCGCATCTAATTAAGGCGCATCAGTGCGGCCTTGAGGACGTGTGGGAGAGTGGACAAAAAGAACTACGTATCATTGATACATTAGAGCCCATGATTGGCTCTGGTAAGTTCGCTGTGCACGAAGACCTACTTGTTGAAGACTGGAAACAATGCCAACAGTACCCTGCCGATAAGCGCAGTACGTACAGTATGTTTTGGCAGATGTCTCGTATTACACGAGAGCCCGGTTCTCTTCTGCATGATGACCGGCTAGACGCTGTTGCAGGTTCTGCCCGGTATTGGGTAGAGGCTCTAGCGCAAGACGAGGCTAAAGCTGCCGCTGCTGCAAAGCAAGAGCAGTACAGAAAGCTTATGAATAACCCGCTTGGTGACGGTAGGAAACTTCCGGGTTTCCACGGTCTGCGCAATAATACTCCTAACGCTCTGAGTAAGTTTCAGAGACGATTTTAAAGGCTAATAATGACTGATGAAACCATTACTGAACTTGATGCTGGGGCTGTTACTGAATCTGGTAAAGTTCAATCTGAAAAAGATGCGGAGCAGGTTCAAGAAACCCCCGCAGTAACCCCTGTTACTGGCGTTTCTGCTAATTCTGCTCTTGTTGAATGGCCGCGTGACGAGTGGGGCTTTCTTTCGGCCCTCCGTAAAGAACTCCTGCTGGCTGCTGGTAACATTCGCGGGCAGGACGACAAGCATGAATTGTTCATGAACACCCTTAAGACCGCTGCTCTGCACGCTATTGCGCGATTTAGCGCAGATAAGACGGCTCTTGCAGCCGAGGTTGAGTACGAGAATAACCGGATTGCCCGGCAGAACGGCACTGGCCGTGTCTACGGGACCCCTGTGCAAGACTAGCACGGGGCTATAGAGTTCCCGAGCGGGGATTAGATCGCCTAGGTTGATCCTTTCCTAGGCGAGGCAGGGAGGGCCCGCCAGCGGGCGTTTTGATCCGAGGCTATACACGTAGCTTCCGGGTCTAGATTGCCGGCCAGCGGCCCTCCCTAAGCCGCCTGAGCGGGCCCCGTGCGCCCTAGATGGCCGAGAGGCCGACAGGCGCGGTATTCAGGATTTATAACCACAATTTTTACATGTAAAACTATACAAGGAACTATAATATGGCTCTGCCGAATTTCTTTGAAGCTCAGCGTGCTGCGCCTGTTCGCGGCAATCGTACTGCTACACTTACTGCCAACGGTCAGATTGTTCTGCCGGCTGGTGTTATGCTCCGGCGCATCTACTTCCGTAACCGTACCGCTAACGTTGTGACGGGCGGTATTCGTATTGGTACGTCTGCTGGCGGTACGCAAATTGTTACTGCGCAGGCTATCGGTGCTAACGCTATTCTTTCTACTCTTCCGACGATTGAAAACTATCAGGTTACGTCTCAGACGCTGTTCGTGGAAGCTGTGACTGCGTGGGCCGGTGCTCAGGTTGACGTGGTTGTGCAGTACGAGGAAATCACTACGCGTACTCAGCCGTCTGATAATAACGTTCAGACCTAATAGCACTAATATCCTGTGCCTGTTAATTCGGGCACAGGTCCTCTTTTAAGGAGACTATATTGGTCGCTCAAAATTCTAATCTTCATAAGTATAACGATATTGTTGCTGTACAAAGATCTGCACTTAATGCCGACTTGTTTGATGTAGACGTTGGGCTGTTCAGCTACGGCTTTTTGGAACTGTCTGGTACGTTCAATGCTAGTGTGCAGTTGCAGGCTACTCTGACTGATGGTCAAACTTGGTTTGAAATCCCGTACGTCAATACATCTGCTTCTAACATCTACAGCACTGGACCTATCACAGCCGGAGGTCAGTATCTTTTCCCGTTGTTTGCGGGCCGGATTCGTGCGCGTATTACAGCGTACACGTCTGGTAGTGTGGTAGCCTCTGTCGGCTTCGGCAGTGGAACACTTCCTGTTAATGTGCTAGATCGTGCTAGTCTTTCATTTCCGTTCATATCTACTGCTAGTACAAACACGCAGCTTATTGGTGCTGCGGGTGCTCGTAAACTTTACGGGTATGGATTCCAGAATCTTACTGCTACACCGGCGTTTGTGAAGCTGTACAACAAAGCTTCGGCTCCAGTGCTTGCCTCAGACATTCCTGTGGCTATTGTGCAGGTTCCAGCTAACGGCGCTTCTCCTGTGTTTACTTCAGTGCTTGGTAGAGTGTTTCCGCTTGGACTTGCGTTTGCATGCACAGGGCTTGTTGCTAACAATGATGCAACGGCTACGGCGGCTGCTCAGATTATCGGGTACGTAGATTACATCTAGTTGTATTTAGTTATGCCTAGTTATACGCGAGTTCGTATATCCGTTGTTTATACGGGTTCGCGTATATTCTGGCTGATGGCGAAAATTGCAGAATTTTTTGTGCGGGTATCTAACAATCTGCCGATGCTGGATTCCCCCCATAGCCCTTAAATATACAGAAGTATTTAATCCTGAAAATACATATTGGTTCTACATTTTATAAGCATAGATATAAATGACATTAAGCCGGATAGCATACGAGTGCTTGAACTGGTATGGATTGTGTTAGCTCTTGTGGGCATCTGTATTGCTATTATGATTGTTATTTCATCCTATCCTGATTAATATACATAGATATAATTGATTATACTACTAGATAGAATACATTATATTCTAACTCATTGATATCATTAGATATCTAATTAAATCCTATATCCCTCCTTATTAGATATAAGAAGCAATCTTGTTGTTTACTGTATCGGTATCCTTATACTATCGAAGATAGAAATATAAATAGATATATAATACAAGAATATATATAATTATACATACATATATTGATACAGACTGATATGATATAAGATACAGATACAACTAGAGATTGATACTCTATAATAGGATACAAAAATTACAGAGATTGCATGGATGCATCAGAAAAATGCAAGGATGCAATAAAAAGGGATTGACAGACACAATCAGTATGGATATAACAGATGCAAGGTTGGATTGACCAACTGATCCTGATTAGAGAGAAAGAGCAGAATATGAAAGAGATAACCAAGGCGGTCCTGCTGATCGCGATGCTAGTTGGTGCAATCCTCTCGTTCCTGTTTCTTCCGTTTGGTCTAGCAGGGTTGATTGGTTTCTATCCGCTCCAGAGTGCAACGAATTTCATTGTGTCGTGCGTGTTCATGACAATCTTCGTCGCAGCGTTCAATCGCCTTATGAAGGCTTGAGAACGAAGAGATTTAAGGATAGACCGGGTTCTGGAATTTCACGGTCTATCTCATAAATCTCTATAGACATCGATCTAAAGATGCTCTATAAGGGATCAGTCAGATCGGAATGACGGTCTAGGTAACAAACCGCTTCGGCAACGTGTTCCTAGCTCTGTAACTCTCGACACTGACATAAGCATATAAATAGTGAGGCTTCCCTCACAAACAGGTTGACAGCATAAGCCTAATGCTGTAAGGAATTGAAAGCTAGATACCGGCTTAAAGGGTATTCCGAAGCAAGCGCGGATACGCTGCAATGAAGGCGAAACAGGCGGTGGCGGGAGTTGCACCGTGTTCTCTAGTCATGACACTAGGGATAGCCTCGCAGGGATGAAATCCGGTGGAGAGCCGGGCTACCTAGCAAGACTGTCTGACAAACGGTCGCTCTTAATCGAGTGCAGCTAGCAGGATGGAACCCTTTGCACGAACAGTCGGCAGTCCGACACTTGTGCAAGCGCAAGCCTTAAGTCTCTGGTAGAGCCGTGTTAAGTGCTAGCTCTTATAGCTATGCAACGACAAGGACATTCGACAAACGCGAGTTCCGAATGTTTTGTTGCTGATGAGGTTATAAGCCGCGAATGCTTAGCGAAGGCTAGATTGGTGTTCTCACTAGGCATAACGCTAGTTGTGCTTAGTGAGTTCCAAAAGCGGATAGACGTAAGCGCTAACTTATAGACCGATAAAAGTTGATGCAGGATTGCATCCATACGGTTACAGGGTCTTAGCGGACCTTGTATCTATCCGTTTTTGTAACTCACTAATGCTTGATTATTCAAGTAGAGATACAGAGGAGAATACAATGCTGCCTATTCTCGCGGCTCTTGTTGTGCTAACCTTGACTGGGGTTATCTCGGCATGGTTCATTGTCTTGTATGCTCTTGGCATTGTGTTCGTCGGCGTGCATGCTTGGCGTAAACAGAAGCGCAGACAGAACGCTTTCCGCGTGCATCGCGGTCCGACTATTGATCTTTAACCTTGGCTTATAGGTGCAACATGCTGACCCTGCGCGAAGTTCGCCAGAGATTGAGCCTTATCAATGCACGTATTCAATTCGATAAGGACTACGGAGAATACAGAGTTACTCTGCAAGAATGGCCTTTGTATGCTCGCCATACAGAGGATCGTGCATATTACACTGATGACTTAGAAGATGCATTGTTTACTGCGCAGTCTATGCGCAAGCAATACAATTCAGTGACGCGATAAATGCTCTGCTTGTTAAACCGACTTAACCAACTGAACCAACTGAACCAACTGAACCTCAACCTAGCCCGTGCTGGCCGTAGGAAGGCCGCTGGCGGGCGCTTTCCTCGGAGACACTCCTATGCCCAAGAAGACCGAAACTGCCGCCGCTGGCGCTCCTAAGGCCGCTCCTGTCAAGATCACGCTCTTGACGAGCCTCAAGGCGATTGACGCCGCGATCCTGTCCTTGCATGAGCGCGGCCAGAGCCTGCAAACTGATATGCATATCGCTGCTTGCAGCGTTCTTGCTCATGTCGGTAAGCATCGCGATATCCGCGTTTTGCACAAGCTCCTGAACGCCATGCCTGATGTTACTCGTAACAATTCGCTGCGTCTCTGGTTCGAGACCTTTGGTAACGTGAAGTTCGAAGGCAAGGATATCGTCCTCACGAACAACGGTATTAAGCTCGCTGATGCGATGAAGAAGCCGTTCTGGAAATTCAAGGCGAATGAAGGAGTGCCTTACGAGGCTATTGACGTTGCGGCGCTGATCGCCGGCACGATCAAGAAGCTTGAGCGCGATAGCAAGGAGACCAAGATCGACCATAGCGCGGTGATCCATGCGCTTCGCAATGCCGCTACTATTCCCTCTGGCTCGATTGACAATCCGCATGATGCGCATTGACGCAGGAGATACTAAAGGCAAGGTAAGTTATCGTGTTAAGCATGTGCGCTTACCTTGCCGTGAAACCGGCTTGACGTTGTGTTACACTGACTTGTTCAAGGACAAACCCGATGGCACCACAACGTATACTCGTTTTCCGTGGTATATCCCTACGGTTGAGCAAGCTATGTCCGTGCACAACAATTCAGAGAAAAGGTATGCATTCCGATGAACATCCACGAGTGTATTGTTTCTGGTAAACCGTTCCGCAATCCTGATATGATCGGCGCTTGGATGCTTGTTGATAATGTTCTTGTGCATTGCGACAGCATCGGCGCTTTTCGTCATATGGACTGGATCCGTAATAGGTTAGTTAAGGGTAAGACGCCTAACCATGATCTTTATTGGATGCAGGTTGATTGCCTGACGCGGACCGATTGGTATACTATCGACGTTGATAGTCTGCCTCCTGATCCGTATTTGCGGAACCGTGCAGAACAATCCAAAGAGAAGGACGCACCCCCCTGATGAAAACGTCAGCACCAGAGGATACTGTAAAGGTCGGAAGTAAGGTCCAAGCATTGAGAAATTTTTCGTTCTGTGATGGTTCGCAGAACATCAAGGGAGAAGTTTTCGAAGTCACAGAAAAAAACCTTTCTTACTTCCGTCTGTTTACGGACAACAAAAAGAACTACAAATTGTTGAAGTAGGCTTTTGACCAGCAGAATACGATGCATTTCACGCTTGGCTCAAAACCCATTGAATCCTGAGCTAATTATAAAGAAGGACCAAGCGCGGGATGTGCTTGATAAAGAAATCATGCGCCTTAATAGGAGTAAATAATGACAAGCGGTGATACATTCGCAGAACTCTACTTCTGGCACTTCGTGATCGTTGTGTTAGTCGCGTTTACGATCGTTTCTTTCTTTCAATGAGGCAAAGCAATGTACGTGTATTACGATCTTATGGCGGGTAAATACGGAAGCATTGTCATCGACACCGAGAGTTATCCGTGGACGCAATTCTATCCTTCTGAATGCATATGGATGGTTCCCGGCACAGTTGATCCTATGGAGGATTAAATGGAAGACGTGATTAATTTCGTGGCGTTTTTGTTCGGATGTTTGGTTAGTTACATCGTAACGAGGAGGTAACATGCAAGGTACGCTTGTTGTGTATTACTGTGACTCAAGTTATGCACTATACAAAGTGGATGGCGGGGCGCATAGAAGGCTCCAAACGAGTAGTAGCTTTCGACTTATATTCCGGGTCAAGCGCAAGGATAAAGCAAATGCCTAAGTCTGTTCTTGATACACTAGGTATTACAATCCGTCGTGGTGCATCTCCTAAGATATGGGCTACACGTTCAGTGAGATTAAGCCTAACTTCTAAAGAAACATCTCAGTATCTCGATACTGAGACAAAGATCTTCAATAATGCAAAAGATCGCTACCGCGCACCTAAGAAAGGAAACTACAATGCCTAAGAACACAAAACCGTTTTGTAATTCCGGAATTAACATTGGCGACAGCGTAATGGCGTTGCGCGATATGTGGTTCGATGACGGTACTAAACACAACGAAGGTGAAGTTATTCTTGTGAATAGCGAAACTATTGCTGACTTTCGCGAAAAAACTGACGACTTTAATTATGCTCACGTTTCAAAGGAGATGTACTATGCCTAAGAAGCCATATATCGAACGTTCTGGTGCAGAATGGTATATTTTTCCTTCCGCGGATAGAGAAAACTATGTTTGGGCTGTGTACGCCATTAACGACGGGTACAAAGTTGTAGCGTATGATAAGCAGCGCACTTACGACAGCGCATACCGCGCTGTGCGTAACTTCATTAAGAACAATCAGAACGCTGTTTATGGATACAAGGAAGCTGCTTAATGGCTACCGCATCCAGAAAGTACAAGATCGTTACTAAGCAAGTGCCTGACGGTGTTACTCTGGAACTTACTAAGACAGAGGCTATTGTTCTACTGCGTGTTCTATTTCAGGTCGGAGGACATACTGAGCGCAGTCCGCGCAAATTTGTAGACTGCATGTGGAAGGCTTTAGAGGACGCGAATATAGAACTCGTTGATCTTCCAATCTCCTACGGCAAAAACGGAATTTATTTCGAAGAACACTCTCTAGGGCAAGACGCGGAGTAATGAACTACACAATGACGAAAGAGGAACTAGCGGAAGGATTCTCCAAAGGGCGTACCTTAGTGCAGGAAGAGTGGCATATTAGACACTATCCAGAAGAGCACCAAGCCATCGAAGAACTAATTGCTGAAGGGAAGGCCGAAGTCTTTGCAGACTGGCGATGGAGAGACAACTTCCAGTGTGAAGTCCGCTTGATACGAGGAGAAAGAGGATGCAAAACATAGACATTCATCGTACGTATTTGCGACACGACGTTGTATTACATCTGAAAGGCCAAAAGTTGTCGATAGAGCTAACAGAAGCGCAGGCGTATGAATTAAACGAGCTTTTCAATAAAGTGTCGCCTGTGCCGAAGTGTCCTACTTTACTACGCATGATCGCCGACATACTCGATGCATCCGCTAATCAGGAAAATAACCATGACTGAAAACGCACTGATCGAGAAGCCCTTCATTCCAAAAGGCTTCATTCCTTGGCACGGGGGAGAGTGCCCGGTGGCGGAAGATACAACGGTCAAAGTAAAGCTTCGCAATGGCGTTTCATTTACTAGCAAATCGCATTATTTGTTCTGGTCCCGTGATGACAGCATCATCGGTATCATCGCCTACCGCATCCACAAACCTGCCGATTTCCGCCTTGAAGACAGGAAGTATTACATCGACGCAAGCGGAAGAAGGACTCGCCTTGTCCGTTGCTTAAAGCGGGGATTAAGGCGGGGCTTATTTCACGATGGAGGTTTGCGATTGTGGAAGGCGGACGGTACTGCGAAAACCGCCGATTACGAT